CCTCAGTAAGGTCATCAGTAAAAAGATCGCATCTCTTGATAACGTACAGTGTAACCTGCTTAGACCCCGCAGGGCCTGAAAATGTATCCCCAGACTGTGATGCAATAGCAATGCTAAGTCTATCAGTCCACCATACTTCTGGTTTAGTATAAGATTTTGCCATTATGTTAGATCCTTCTTTTCAGGTGTTCCGACTAGTCTCGGTATTCGATAACCGTCGAAGTCAACATCTGTAACTTCAAGTATTTCATCTTCTAATCCATACCATCTTGTGTCTGTTGTTGTGTCAAACTGATAGACAGCTTTAATACATCTAGTCTTTCTACAAAATTCCCTTATAGCGTCATTAAGCCATAATCTTATTTGTGTTTCCCCTATCATTGGATGATGCTGTTGAACGGCTTCTATCATTTCTTGTTGTTTCATATCTTTAATCCTATTTTAATACATAACGTGGCGAGGATCTTCTTGAGGTGCTACGTACGATTGAAAGGCAGCTAAGCTACTTCCAGCATCTTGTGAAAAATCATTAGGGTTTAGACCCATTAATGATTCTAATATTTCATTGGGAATTTCTTCACCTTTTTGTAGGTATCTTGCAGCAGCCTCTAGTTTATCCATTACTTGTTTATCAGACATGCCATCACTCCTAGATTCAATACCATGTCCAAATCGATCTCTCACCCCCTCCCTGAATGACCGATCTATGTCTGACGCTGTCCCCGCCACACTTCCTAATGCGGCCCCTCCTAATGCAGCGCCTCCGATTTGAAATGCTCTAGGGTTTTTAGCATACATCTCTCCAGCCCTTTTTGCGCCGTATGATCCAATGTTTCTGGCGCTATACGCGCCTCCGTAATTTGCAGCTTTGCCTGCAAGTTTACCTGCTTTGCTTAATAACATCATTAATTGTGGCATCATAACTTTATCCCTTTATTGTATTATTTCCCAAGAGCTTGTTCTAAAAACATCCACTCATTTGATCTCCATAGTCTATCATCAGTATCATTAGCATGTTCTTGTAAAAGTTGAGCCTTAGTTTGAAGATCGCCTTCTACAAAAGCCTTTCTAAGTTCTTTATCTATTTCAGGCATGAACTCATTTATAAGTTTCACACTTGCTTCTATTATTTGTCTCTGATCAGTTCCATGTCCAAACCTGTCCTTTTGTTGTTCAGATTCTATTATATCAGCTCTTACTTTATCTACATAGTCATTACCCTGATATGAGTCCCAATACTCTCTATCTTTAAGATATGCTTTTCTTTCAGAGTCACGAAATTCTGGATTTCTTTTATATCTATATGCGGCAATCATTCTATTGTGCTGCTCCTGTAAGAGTGCTTAAACCAAATTGATATTGAGCTTGAAGTGCTTGCATTTCCTGCATCATGGCACTATGCTCTCCGCCTTCCATTTGTAGGTTACTTGTAAATGCTGTTACTTCTTTCTGAATATCTGCTTGATAAGCTTGTAGTTGTGCACCATATCTTTGTATATCTTGTGATTCTGCAGCTGACACAAACTGAGCGTCTTGTACAGCTTTAGCTATGTAAGCTTGATATGCTGTATTCACTTCATTAAACTCGTTTAGCTCATTCTGTATAATTGCTGATATCTCTTGTATTTTAGCCATTGCCAGCTCAACATCTTCTTCAGTATCTATAAGAGTGGCTAGTTGAGTAAACTCAGCAGCTGCTACATCAACATTATATTCGGGTGCTGACCAATTTGTAGTATCTATTTCTGGTATAGTAATACCAGGAACATCAGGTGGGCTAGCGGCTATTACAAGAGTAATAGGGAAATCTGCACGTTTCTCAATTAATTGGAGCATACGTAGTCTAACAGCAGCCCCTAATACTATTAATGGTTCCATTTCTTCAATTACTACATTTGGTGCTCCAGCTGTTCCGCTAGCGTACACCCCATAGTTATCATCATATGCAATTGAGGGATAATAGACAGTATAAAGATTACCCCCATCTGGTATTACATATCCTTTGTCACCATATACGTAAAATACAGGACTTTTAGCGGTTGCCTTAAATAGGGAGTTACTATCCTCGTATCTTTCTCTAGATTTTGCATGTACCTGATGTGCTTCATAGCCATCTTTATCCGCATACAGTATCTTACTAGAACCTCCCAGCAAAACGCCATTACCATTTGTGTCTTCTCTTTTGTAAGTCATTGACTCTAAAAGTAACGGGTGAAGTGTATTTATAATTTCTCTCGCAATGTCTTTTAAAGCGTTACTTATTGCGGCTGTATCGCTAAGGCTACCTATGAGTTCCTCTATACGTGTTTGATATGTAACTGCTATTGCCATACTAATCTTTCCTTAATTTAAAAGCAGGTTTGAGGCAGGCCATATTAAGACCTGCCTCTAGCTCTGCTATAATCAGATACTCATTGTCTAAGAATCGATGAGCTTCACTACTGGAGTAGAGGAAGTTTGAGCACTACATACGCCATAGACATGCCATCTTGAACCGTCACTAATTAGATGGACCCAATCACCTGCGTCAGCACCCTCACTTTGATCAAATCGTATCCTAGTATTTGAGGTACTTGCTGATGCGATTACGACAGGATCGCTTGCAGAGACAATATAGCCAACAAAACTATCACTTGCTGACGCTCGTACTATGTCCACATCCTCTGTTGCTTCATTTCCGATTGCCTTTAAGATAAAGGAATATTCACATCCTTTATTTGCGGCAGCTGGTAATGTCACCACCAATGCTGCGTCTTCGACACCACTACCATCTAGTATGATAGTTTTTCCACTATCAGCCATACCTAATGTTGCACTAGATGTTACATCCCTTACGGCTGCGCTTGTTCCGCCAAAATAAGGTCTAGCCATGATTTAGCCTCCTTATGCTGTGACTTTCATCAAGTTATGCGATTCGATAAGCGAGATTCCGATGCCTTCATCAGAGAAATACTGATCTTTGACACCATCATATGCGTTATCACTCTTCACATTAGCCTGGAACATGGGTGAACGGTACTGAGCATGGAACATGTTACCATCTTCGATAACCAACATGTAGCCATTGTAAGGGCCTCTTAACGCAGGCGTTGGTATTAACTGGAGTACGCCATGAGGTGTTTCTAAGACTTTATAGTTAAAGCCTAGTGAATCACGTTTCATGTCGCCCAGATTAACTGTCCAGCCTGAATTACCAGCCATACCCTCAGAACCAGCCATTTTCGACCAGTAGCTTAATGCACCAGATCCGCAGAAGGCACGTTTTACTCCAGAATCTGGAACATACTGGAATACCTTCTCCATGTCATCTACGAAATCACTATAGGAGTATGAAGCTTCTGAGATAGTAAATACTGATTGATCATCACCAGAAGAAGCACCGTATTTATTTAGTGCTGATACCATACCATATGTAGTCCGTACTTTCTTACCGCCACCGTCATCTACGCCGTCATCACCAAAAGACTCTCCAGATTGGTCTAGGTTAGTCCCTCCTACCCTTTGGCCGAACAAAAATGCACGTTCTTTCTGCATTTTGTGTTCCATGCTTTTCTGTGAACGAAGACGAGCAAGTTCTGAGCTTTCTCCTCTGAGAGAAGCCTGTAACAGCGTACCAGTAATTTCAAGAGGTGTCTTGAAAATCTGAGTCGAGTTATAGACAACCTGCAGTTCGTCAGCCCACGCTTCAGGCGCTTCTGTTCCTTCGCCGTGTGCGTTACCTATCACTACTAACCAGTGATGTGCTGCTATATCAAAATCAGTACCTGATAAGTTACAGATCTCGAAATCGGAATTAGAGCCTTCTCTTATCAGTACGCTACCTTTTGAACTTGTGCCAGTAATATCACCACCCCCAGCACCATCCCAGACAGCACCTGATGCCCATACCTCACAAATAAGTCCAGCCCATGAGCTGTACTCTGTTGTGTTTAAACCATCACCACCTTCAAGGCCGATTGTTGCTTCTACTGCTGGGAGATCTTGTGCTGTCCCATTAGCTAGTAAGTCGGAAACCGCCCCCGATAGCTGGATTTTCTGGACTACCCAAGGATTACGATGCTCAAACATCTTAAAAATAGGATCATTTAAGCTTCTTGTCTCTCTATTAGATAATACAGTTGTAAAAGGAGCTACATCTGTCCACAACTCTTTTACAACCTGTGGATCAATGTAGAAGTCACGCCTGTCCAGGTATAATATACCAGTCGAGCCTCCTGTACCTAGGGTTTTAACAGCCATTGCTAATCCCTCCTATTCTATCGTTTATAATTTAGTAACCCATCGTTGAAGAGATCTTCCGCAGATTTAGGAGACGGAGACTGTCCAGTTTGAACAGCTGCAGGTGTGGGCGCCTTTAGACGCTCCTGCTGATCCATCATCTGACGTTTTCTATCTTCGGTCTTTCTTTGGGTGGGAGCCCCCTTTAAAGATTTATAAACGCGATACATGTTTTCTGGTGTTACCTCAGCGGGATTTGATAGCCATTGAACGAATTCATTGGCCTCACTCTGAGTAGCACCAAAAGACTGAGCAGAGGTTCTTGCATTAGAAATAATAGCATCAGTACGCTGCTGTTGAGCTTGCATACGATATGCGTTCTCTCGCTGAACATCCGCATGTTCAAGAGCGGCTATTTTATCAACAAGATAACCCTGCATGTTTGCGTTATACTTAAAGGACTCACTTTCGGGGTCACTATATGCGTCTACCTCGTTATAATTTGACGGTTTAGTAGGCTGTGTTGGCATCTTCGATAGGTCTTCAGGGTTCATTTGTTGATTACCCTGAGGTTGGCTATTGGAGAATGATTGCGATTGCCCTGTAACACGCTGTTCCAACATATCCATAATATCTGGATTTTGTTGAAGGGCATGTTCTAATGGTGCCATTGTATTCTCATAAAATGACACCTGTCTTTGCAAATCGCTCTTCTCATTCGACAGCTTATCATGCTTACTTTGCCAAAATTCATGTCGACGAGGATCGTCTTTAGGCTGGGAATCGTCGCCTATTTGCGGTTCTAGTTCATCACCCGCAGCAATAGACTCTTCCGTGATCGTACCAAAGCCCCCTGTAACATCGAATTCATCAATGCTCTCAGCCTGGATATCTATACCTTCAGTAGGTATCTGTGTATCTTCTATCGGGAACTCAGCGGCATCACGTGTCTCTAATTGTGCATCCATTTTACTCTCCTTGGTTATTTGTAGTTACTACCACAGCAACAACCTTTCACTAATAATTTTCATCTTATTTAAAACCTATCTTTTACCCAATCTCTAGCTCTGCCAAATAACCTTCCTTCTCGGCCACCTTGAAATAGACCCTTATTATCTCTCCATCTGTCTCTTAAAGCCAGTGGATCATATACTTGTTCTATTTTCTCTGGTGCAAAATTTGGTACACGTGGACCCATACTACTAGCTATACCTGGCATACGGCTTAATGCACGTATTTTAGCTGCAGCCCTATTCTCAGCAGCTTCCTGAACTTTTAATTCTCTTCTACTAGACGCACGATTTCTTGTATCTTCCATTTCGACTTGCCTTTGTACACGACGCTGATCGCTAAGAGCTTGTCTTTCTGAGAGTCTATCTATACTAGCCTCTCTTCTATCTGTTGCTCTTTGTCTACTGGCTCCTCTTCTATTTAATGCTTTTAGTCTACTAGCCTCTCTTCTTTCTGATGCTCTTTGTCTCGCAGCTAATCTAGGATCTATGGGCCACTCATCCATATTTGGATTATCAATAAGATTCTGAGCCTGTCTTTGTTTCACCAGTGCATCATAATCAAAAGGAGTCATATCTTCAGTCGAAGTTATGTTTCCAGCTATCCCCCTTGAATATGGCGGGGGATTAAGCATTAAAGAATTATAATCCATAGATGGATCAGATCCTCTCATGCCTGGAGCATTAAGCCCTGTTTCATAATAAGGGTCACTTTGTTCATAATAAGGGTCACTTTGTTCTTGGGTATTCTTTGCCATTAACGCAAATAGTGGGTTCATAGTGGTGTTATCCTTTTGGCTTCTTTCTCAGCAGCTTTAGTTTCTTCCTTTAGCTTTTTTAGTTCATCTCCAGCCCTAGCTTGAAATAAAGATGAGGTCATTTCTGCTTTTGCCTCAGCCTTGGCCAGCTTCTTTTCAAATTCTTTTACTTCCACACGTTTCTTGTCGTGCATACTTTCTCGTTGAGCAGTCTGTAAATCTCCTTTTAGTTTCTTTATCTCTTCGCCTGCCTGCTGTAGTTGTCCTTGTAGCTGCATGATCATATCCTTGCGTTTAAGGACACCCTCAACGTCAGCTACATCTGTTTGTTTTAGTACCTCTATCTGATCAATAATACCTGTCTGATATAGCTGCATGTAATATTCAAACCTTGCCCAACGATTAGATGGTAATGTTGATCCTGTAATGACTATTACATCGTATTTACCAGTAGTAACGTCATTAATCTTTTCTATAACTTCACCTGTAAGCTGATCGTGAAGATTATAGTTTATAGAAATTTCTGAGGGAGCCATGTTAGGATTTATAAGGCGTACTATCTTCGTCTCTGTATAATAGGTCTGAATCATTTGAACTATTACCTTAGCTAGCTGGTTTACTCCGTCTTCGATATCATCACGCTTAGATTTAATACGACGCTGCCCATATTCATCGAGGGCAATAGTGCCCTTATAGGTTTGAGGAGCTCCTTCTGCTTGCCCCTGCATCATAGCATATATACCAAGAATTCGTTCAACATCTGCCTTTGCATCTGCCTCATTCTTATAAAGTTCATTAGGGAGGGGAACAGGGCCTGCTACGATAGGTTGGCCAAGTTCTGGATCAAATTCGATGACAGCAGTACCCGCTCTAGCCCATTCTTCTTCCAATCTTTGTTTATCCATGGATCCTCTAGGTATAAGAAGCTTAACATTCGTAGAACTAGACGCATGTGCTACAATAAGAGAACGTATTTTATTAATATATTCTTGTAGTCCCCTGACTATACGAACATCGCTTTGCGGATAGGGATTTCTATGGAAACCATTCATAAGCGTAACTATTGGATATGTATCAACAGGAAGTTCATGTTCATATAGACGCTCATCGCCAACACACAGCATGTGTACTATCCTATTGAGCAGTACATTATTGCAGACGATCTCCTTGCGTTTTTCGAGCAGTTTCTTAGTGATCCCCTGTATAGAAACAGTTGTTTGACCATTTGGATCCTCACCAGGTAATGTTAACTGTTGTCCAGATGC